CCCCGTCATCAGACGACGGGCCGCTATGAGAAAAGTACAAGCCACCTCAACGCACGGAGCGTTCACAGCTGTACCACTTCTCTCTGTTCTTTTCCTTCTCAAACTAAAGCTGAGTGAGGAGGAGGACGAGCTCCTTGCATTCGGTAAACAAGACTACGAAAGGGATAATCAGTTTATCTATCTGTCTGGTCAGAGCTTGATCGACCTCAACGCCGATCAATACCCCAACATTTTACAAGCCGCATTGGGTGTGCCGGAAGAGATAGACCCCAAGGGTGTCTACTCCCTCGACCTTACTTACATCAACGGGATGTCCCCCGTGTTTGATGGGACGGCGGCATCCATGATGCGGTTGTTTGGTGGAGGCGGGTTTGATGAAGCCGCATTGACAGCGTTCCGCACATACCTCGGGCGGTTCTTTGATCTCGGTCAGATTCCAAAGCTTGCTATCAATTACCGCCAAGGAAAGAACTCTCAGGGTTATCCCTTGTACAAGGAGGGTGACACTCTCCAGAAGAAGGTATTTAATACGTTTGAACAATTCGCAGATGATGTGGTCTTGCCGGGTAATGTGCTGAAGGTGAAGAACTACTTCAAGTACAAGGATGCGGATGATCCTGATGCAGTAGAAAGAGTAGAAAGCTCTCTACGGGGGTTCGCATCTCCTTTCAAATTCAAGAACGTGAAGCCCGAAAAGAATATGTACAGGGCCTCAGTGGCTGTGAACAGAGAACGGGAAGCAGTAAGAGACGCAGCAATAGCTATCTTGAAAGACGGGAAAGAGAGCTTATCGCAAGAGGATGTAGATGAACAAGCTCTCCGCATAATAACTTCCAACCAACAAACGGATGAGTACATGATCAGACTGATACAAGCTGCCCGTAATCTTGGTGATGGACAGATTGCTCTGACAGATGAACAGATCTACAAGCAGATGGTTGATGCGGGTGTAGGAAAAGCAAGGGCACAGGCTCTACTCAAGAACAAGACAGAGCGGTTCATCCCTAGCGTATCAACCTACAAGGATCTCATCGAAGCTGGAGACTGGGGAGAGACCAGAGCTAGGCAACTAGACAACGCGATCAAGAGGCTGGGACAAGGAAGCAGGTTCCAAGATGTGGATACAGGAATCAACTCGGATGATTAACTCTCCCTGTAGATCTTGGTAAGACGATCAGCTATCTTCTTGCCGAGATCGTCGGGGTCTTCGTGGCAGTAGAACGGGACGCCGATAACAGACGGTTCATCTTCCCCCACACTAAGGGGGAAGATGCGAGCGGACTCAGGAGATACTCTATCTCCGTCCACTATCCCGTCTATCATGATGGGCATACCGTTGGGTAGGTATTCACGAATCATGTGGATCATAACGTAGGCATCAGTCTTTCGCAGGTTCTCTCAAGCTCATCCATCTCCTCTTCGGCTCGCGTCATGTAGGGATCTTCGATGTCGGGCCTCAGCTCATGTAGCTGATAACCTGCGGCGATGCCTATTGCTGATAGGAAACGCCCCATCTTATCTCTACTGTGGAGCGACTTAGACCTGATAGAGAAGTCGGGTAGGTAGGCGATTACGGCCCACCCGTTGACGGCTTCGTTGTCAGGCTTCGATTGTAGTTTGACAGTGACGTCATTTACTTCAGTCACTGCTGTATTTATTTTTGTTTTCATATTCTTGGGAATTGCATTCCATCACTGAAGGGCATAGTTCTGCTAGTTAAGTGGGAGTCATGGAGGACAACCCACCACTTGAAGTCTTCCTGATAAACGTGGAAGCGTAGACCGTAGTGGTCCGAGACCTCATTCATTCTACGTTTCGTGGTAGCGGTTCTCCAACCACCAGAGTTCAAGACAACCGCGGACGGTGTGAACTCTACTATGTTGGTATCGTGGTAACGGACGGCGGTCTTCAGTCCCTCACGGCAGGACATATCAAAGACGGTCGTCGCGGCTTTCCCCCTGAAGGGGTTTGATGTCATTGTTTTCATACTCTTTTATTATTTTTTGTACTGTTCTATTCTTTACCGGTCTAAGTTTGTCTATCAGTTGAGACGTCCGTTCCTTCTCCCTGCGAAGCTCCTCTTGCAACAAGATCATAGGCAGCTTTCTATGTGCCATTTGTCGAATGGCGGGCATCCATTTGCGGACATCAATTATCTTACTCATGATTCAGGATTCAGGATTCAGGAACCAGTCAGGGGTATCACGCCCCGACCACTTGGCGAAGTAACTTTTCTCACCGTTGTAGTAGGCACGGTAAGCCGTCACTGCGAAGACTCGTTTGTATTCTTCCGGCATGGCCTGAGCGAAGGGGGTGAGACCTTGCTTGCTCAAGCCTAGCTTTGGGTAGTTAGCTGCACACCAGTGTATGACATCAGTTGACTTGTGTGTCTTGCCATAACGGTAGGTGTACTCACGGCACATCTCATCGGCGTGGGTGAGTAGCCAATCATAGTTGTCCTTGGATTCCCTAGCCCAGATGGTGCATGGGTGATTGTAAAAGGCTCGCTTGTATGGGGCCTCACCCTTGGGGTAAGCCGCGCACAACATCTGCGCCGACTCAAGGATCATCTTGACCACATGCTTGTCACACAGTTGCTGTGCTGCGGTGGTCGGATCTTTATCTACGACAAATATATTCATGCGTCTGGATCTGGGACAGGGGGCTTGCTTGCGGTTACACGAACCACGGTACGGGATACAGTGGGAGCTGTGTCCGCTACTTCATTGAGGAACTTAACGTAACCAGCTCGGGTGCTGCTTATCTCATGAGTAACCATAGGTGACTCTGCTTTCTTGGATGCGGCTTGCGCCTCCGCTTTCTTATCGAACCATTGACGGCTCTCATTGTCTGTTACTTCGTATATCTTCATTGTGTATTGTTTGTCTTGTCGTGGAAGCGGACATTCTCAGGATCATGCACATACTTCATGGCATCCTCCTTGAGAACACGGGGGATCTTACCCTCTAATATATCGTCGAGCAGAACAGGCCGGTAGCCCACTGCCTCATTTGAGAGCAAGAACCAGCGTTCATCTTTCTCATCCTGCCATGCTGACTCTTCGTCACGATGGTTGCGAAGATGCAGGTGGCCATGAATGTTTAGATCGACGCCATCGGGAAGATCCAAATGCGGGCCCCAGCTTAAACGTCTCATGGGGTGGTGACTGAACAAGATATTCTGACCACCATACTCCAGTGTCATAGTCTCCATTGCAGCAGTAAACCCGTGCTGGATGTAGTAGGAGTAAGACTGGTTGTCATGGTTACCCAGTAGCAGGATCTTACTCCGCGCTGGGCATCTGTTCATGATCTCAGCAGCTTCGCTATACTTAGCAAAGGCGAAGTCTCCCAAGTGGATTAGTATATCGTCAGGCCCCAGTTTACTGAGGGCTTCTGCTGTCCGTTCGTTGTGGTCAGGAGGGCGGACCCCCCGTCTCACGATTCCTTTGTGGAAAAAGTGGGTGTCAGTGACCACCCATATTCTTGATGTTAGTTTCATAATTATCCAAGTAGTATTGTAGTATTCTTTATTGTTTCCTCAGACTCTTGATTGAGGAGAGCTGAGGGGTTCAGGAAATTAGACCAAGCTGTATCGGCCAGCACTGCGAGGGAAGACTCGTTCTCTTTGTTGAAGGCGAAGCCAAAGGGCTTGGGTTCGGGGAACCCGCATCCATTGAAGAACTCAACCATCGACTGCCAGTTCTCTCGCAGTAGGCTGAAGTTGGGCACAGCAAAGCCTACGTAATCCGTCGCGTCATAGTTAGGGGGGCAGTCGAACTTTTTTCTCAGCCCCTCCCATTTTTTATCCCATTGTTCGGGGGCTTTCGCATCATGCGTAAAAGGACATACTGATTTGCCATAGCTATCCACAACTCTGACGAGGCTACTGTGCATATGTCTGTATTGATGGGGTGAGCGAAACGGTATTTCACTATCACTCAAATGCCCCATGACAAACTTCATCTGATGCCCTGAGAAGTGGGTGTTCACATTCTCATCATGGTAAGCTCGGGATACTAGATCTTGGAAAGAGCGGTACTTATCCAAATACTGTCTTGGTTGTTTCGATACAATATCTTCTCTGAGTTCTTTGATGTGCTCGACTAGGCGTGTCACAAACTGATTGCCTAGGTACTTAGTAGCCCCCACACCAAAGGTGCTGTTGAGTTTGTGCTCATACTCCAGATTAGAAGACAGATACACAGACCAAGCGAGCTGCCAATAGAAGTCGGACTTCTCTCCCATACCCCCGTGGGGGTGGGCAAAGGCTTTCTGCACAGCTCTCATGGCAATAGTATTGTTGGAGAGTACGCGGGAGCGGCTGGGAATGCGGATGCCATGCATAACGACGTCAGGCAGAACAAGGGAACACTGTCGTAACAACTGATCGTAAGCCCACGACGCAGCTCGCCTCCCAAACAATCGAGAGGAATCAAAGAGACCTCCTCGGTATCCGGGTTGACGGCACCCAATAAAGGTATGCTTTATAGGGTTGTTAAAGTCGTCTGTGTGCTCCCCCACAATGGGGTCGTCCAGCGCGATGACCAAGGGAACCCAGTCACTGGTAGTCAGGTCGGGGTCACAAAAGAAAGCGTGAGGATCAATGAGATGTGGTTCTTCGCCATCCGCCAAGTACTGTTTATATTTAGACAGCGTGCTTGCCCACGCTTCTCTGCCAGTGGTAGGTGCGCCTTCATCATTCTTCATGTAGATGGAGGCTCCAGCGCACTCTCTCTGCCGTGCCATAAGCACGCCACCCTGAGCTCGAACGAGCGTGGTCTGTTCTTTGGTGTTGAACGGATCTCTGCGGAACTGATCTATTATTTGTTCTGTTTTCATATATGTATGCTTACTTGCTGCTGGGGTCGACGGGCAGCAAGTGAACCGTCTTTGCATTTATGTGTGCTTCTAATCTCCAGTCGTCTAATGCGAGACGAGGAGAACGGTGGGAGTTAAACTGCTGGTTCAAGAAGTTGGTCATGGTTATACGATTGTATGTGGGGATATCCACTGGCTCCCATGCTATGCTTGTGACATGCCCAAACAGATCATCGTGAAATGTTTGAGCTGCTTTCTTTGTGGGGAACCAAACAGATCGAACTTCTTCGCCTGCTCTTTCTTGGAAGGTGAGGTGGTATAATCTCATTAGGTTGTCTTGCGGTCTAGGTGTTGGAGGGGTACGACATCTCCGAAGGGGTAGTGACGAGAGTCTGCATCCCAAGACAACCACAGCACCGGAGTGTGTGGCACTTGATCAGGGAAGTTGCCCCACCCATCGGTCAGATACACGATAGCACGCGCATCCTCTACATTGTCTCGCACCCAGTCGAAGGCGGGTACGAAGTCCGTGCCACCCCTGCCGTGGATGTCGGCGTCTACAGTCTCATAGGGCTGGTACTCACGGACCTTACACACTCTGGTATCTACGTCGATGTGGACAATGCGCTCGGCATTCAGAGTATCGACTGAATCTTGCACAACGGCACAAGCAACTTCAGCGATGTGTGAGGGGATAGAACCACTGGTGTCCACGACGAACACCAAGGAACCAATCCGCTCATCCTCCATGCCAACGATACCCACGTTCCAATCAGCCATGTATCGGCGGTCGAATCGGGTCGAGCCTTCATCCATGCAGAACTCATCTGCATACTTCTGAAGGAGATCTCGCATACGGAGGGGAGACTTCTGCATCTTCTCCAACCGCTCCAAGAACTTGCCGGGTGTATCACCACGCAACTTGGAAGCATGGATGGATGTGGACAGGATGTCTTTCCACTTCTCTTCCTGCTCTTGCATGTCCTCTGGGGTTGCCCCTTGAGGCAGCTCGAACTCGCCGGGAGAAGAAGCCTCGGAGGTATCGCCCGCACCAGATGAAGAGCCGGATCCACCTTGCTCACCCTCTTGGTCTTGGGGTTTGCCGGGTGATCCGCTGTCACTGCTGTCCTCGGTGTCGCTGTCACCTTCCTTGTCACCGGAGGCCCCGCTGTCACTGTCACACTCCTCCTCGCCGGGATTGGTGGGAGGTATCTCGGGAGCCTCTTGCTCTTCCTCCCGCAGAACCTTGAGCACATGCTCGGCAGCTTCTGTCCCGAACCTGTCCAGATCCACACACCCATTGGGAGGTAGGACGATGGGCTTGGCAGCTTCATCGCTGTATTCGGTGAGCAGGTTGTTGATCTCAACATCGGTGGCGATGTTTACAATCCTACCCTCACCGTTCTGCATAGGTCCGAAGAACCGAACGAGGTGACCGAACAGGGGGTGACACACCTCATGGATCATGAGTCCCTCCAGTTCGTATATGTTCAGGGTCTCGGTGTAGTCAGGGTTGAACCTGATGACGTCCCCATCTGTGCAAGCGGTGGGAACCCGACGGTCAACGATGACGGGCAGAGCCTCCATCGCCGGTGCGAAGAACGGGTGATCTTTCATGATCTTGTTCTTCACTAGCTGGATTCTCTCCAGCTCTTTCTTATCTTTGTATTCTGTGCTCATGATAATGATTCTCTTTATGTAACATTGCTATCGCTATGAATTCGTCTCTGTGATTCTCCCAGAGATAGTAAGCGGGACGGGACAAGTGAACCTTGTGTCCTTCCCACCACAAGTGACTCGAACGGTCTTGAGACCCCAGCCACTTACCGAACCAGAACAAGCAGGAAAGCTCATCTGGTTCTTTATGGTAAGCGGGTGTTATTGGGTAGTCCGCAAATGCAGAGTCGTCTTTGAGTATCTCTGCTATCAGGTCAAGACTAGGAGAGGAGCTCATCTTTGTTATCCAACTGCCACTTGACCATGGCCGGAGTGCCGGAGAGATCCGCACGGGATCTCCGCAGTCGATTGCCAACCAGCGACTCCATCGACTGAAGAACATCAGGGTTGCTCGTCAGGTCAGGGTCAGTGAGGCGGCGAGCGAGCAGAAGAACATCTGCCACGTTGTCCTTGTCAGCCAGACCGACGAGCTTACTTGCGATGATGTACTTCATGTCGGGCTTGGTCTTCACCCGGCTCAAGTCACAGTGGCGGGCATCCTCCAGCATCTTCTCCACGTTACCGCAAGTCGCATACAACTGCATGTAGGTGGTGAACATCTGCTGAGCTTTGCCACCGATACACCCACCCACTTCAGCCTTGAAGATCCGCAGGTTCTCGGGTGACGTCATCTCAAGGGGGTCATCGTATGTAGACAGGTAGGTGTCCAGATTGGCATAGGATCTGGAAGAGGAGAGCGGTTGCTCGCCATCCCACAGGCTCATGTTGTCACAATACAACGCCTCGTTGTGTGCCTTGAGGAATCCAAGGACATACTCAGTCTTAGCGTTCTCCATCAACCACTTCTGTGTGCCAGTGATAGAAGGCTCGACATTGAATATCTGGAACCTGTCCATGATAGATGCCGTGGTCCTTGCCGCCTGACAGTGGTGCTTCAGACCATTGGCTGAAGCTAC